GATCAAATATTCAATGGTCCATCAAAACCAGCATCAAAATAAGCCATAATGTATAATTGCAATAGGAGGATTTATGAAACTTAGTAAAGATACACAAGCGATGATTGCTTCATATGCTCGAAGCTTTTTGGGCGCTGCAGTTGCGACATATGCTGCAACACAAGATTGGAAGGCTGCTTTAAACGCTCTTTGGGCCGCCGCTCTCCCAGTTTTGATTAGATACGTGAATCCAAAAGATATCGCTTTCGGAAGAAAGGAAGAAAAGAAAAATGCCTAGAGAATATACTGGAAATAAAGATGGTGTTTCTAAAATTGGCAAAGCTCGTCCAGGGCTTGTAAAATTTATGGAAATTGCAATGAAGCGTTGGGAATTTACTAACCTTGGTTCGTTCGGTGTTAGGCAAATGAATAATCCGAAGGCTGATCCCAATGATCCAAAATGGCTGTCTGTTCATGCAACTGGGCGTGCATGTGATTTAGGGTACAAAGATCGCGCTAAAGCTGAAGAAGCATGGAATTTTTTAATTGCTAACACTGAAGCTTTGGGAATTGAGGAAATTCATGATTACGCTTATGATGATAATGTTAATGATAAGCAGCTTGGCTGGGGAAGAGGCTACCGTTGCTCTCGCGGTGAAGGAAATAAGGGCGTTAAGATTTATAATTCCCAAGATAATGCCGGGTCACAAGGCGGTAAGTGGATCCATGTAGAACTTTCTCCAGCAATGGCAGATGATGAAAGAAAATTTGTTGCTGCTTGGAAGGCTATTCCGAAGTAGGGGAAATGGAAGATTTAGAGAAATCAAGAACAAAAAGCTGCACTTGCGGTTGTAGTTGCACAGACCAGTGCGATTGCGGCTGCGAAGATTGCGATTGCTAAAGAGGTTTAAATGCCAGGAGAAAGAGATATTAGTATTTATGCTGGGGATACGTATGCTCATGAACTGAGAATACGTAGTTCTTCTAATACAGTTATTAATATTTCATCTCGTACCTATTCTGGCAAAATAAAAATAGCAAGAGCCTCGGAAGATATTGTAGCTACCTTTACAGCAGCAATAACTGATGGTGCAAATGGTGTTGTATTATTTTCATTATCTTCCGCTAATACTGCAAATATAACTTCTGGAACATATTATTATGATTTTCAAGAAGACAATGTTGGAGTAGTAACAACATTGCTTACGGGCAGAGCGGTGGTTAAGGCACAGGTCGGATAATGTCTGCAGAAATGACGACCGTTGTAATATCCAACCAAGATATTACTCAAATCAATATAAGCAATACATCTGTTACATCTATTAATTCTGGAACAGCCGATACTACTATTTTGGTAGCAGCACCTGCTACAATAAATGGTGCAACATTAAGTTTAAGCAATGCAAATCCAGTTGATGTCGCAAGAGTCGCCAACTCTGGAATAAGCAATTTAGTTAGCAGAGCAGATCACACACACTCTGCAGCTAATCTGTTGCTGGATGGAGGAAATTATTAATGGCAAATACAATTAGAATTAAGAGAAGATCATCTGCTGGTGCAGCTGGTGCGCCATCTTCCCTTGAAAATGCAGAACTTGCATACAATGAAGCAGACGATACGCTTTATTATGGAAAAGGAACTGGCGGCGTTGGCGGAACAGCGACAAGTGTTGAGGCAATTGGTGGTTCTGGTGCCTATGTTACAAAGGGTACTACACAAACACTAACGGGCGATAAAACATTCAGTGGTGTTGTTATTGTTCCAACACCAACTGCAAATACACATGCCGCTACGAAACTTTATGTTGACGGGGCAATTTCTAACGTAACCTTAAGTGGAACAGCAAATCAAATAAGTGTTGCTGGTACAACAATATCTCTTGCATCAAATGTTATAACTCCAGGTGACTTAACAGTTACAGGAGATTTAACAGTCCAAGGAAATACAACGACATTAAATACCGCAACTCTCGTCGTAGAGGATAAGAACATTGTTCTTGCAAATGTTTCTAGCCCAACAGATACAACAGCAGATGGTGCTGGCATATCTGTTCTTGGTGCAACTACAAAGACATTAAATTGGGTTGATTCAACTGATGCTTGGACATCATCTGAGCATTTCAATTTGGTTTCTGGAAAATCTTTTTATATCAATGGTGTTGCTGTATTGAGTTCAACAACTCTTGGTTCGAATGTTACTGGTTCAAGCCTTACATCTGTTGGAACAATAGCAACTGGTGTATGGCAAGGAACAGCGGTTGCCATTGCCTATGGTGGTACAGGTGCAACAACTGCTACAAATGCAAGAACCAACCTTGGATTAGCAATTGGAACAGATGTTCAGGCATATAGCGCACAGCTTGCTGCTCTTGCTGCAAACACTGCAACTATTGATGGTGGTACATTCTAAAGGAGCATAAATGCCCAATACAATAAAGATTAAAAATTCTGGGACAGCTGGCAACGTTCCCGCCTCTCTACAGTACGGAGAGTTAGCTATTAACTATGCTGATGAAAAAATATATTATAAAGATAGTTCAAATAATATAAAAAATATAAGTATGATGGACTTATCGGTTATGATTTATATGGGAATAGATTAATAAAATTAGAGGTTTGAAATGGATCAAGTGAAAATAAATACAAATAAAACATTAACATTGACTTTACCATCTGATCCAACTTCAAACGCTGTCTCTGTATCTTTGTATCATGAGTTTGGTGATCTTGTTTCTGGTCCAACAGCGGCAACCAGAGTGTCTTCAGGTGTTTATACAATAACCTACGGACAGCAGAACAGCGGTGAATACATTTTAAATTCGGCGGGGCTATACCGTGCAGAATTCTCTTTTTCTATCTCTGGAACGTCATATACGAGGTCTCAGACGTTTTTTGTCTATACGCCCTATGCGACATCGGCAGACTTTTTCACTCTTTACCCCGAGCTTCAAGAATCTTTTGGATCTATTTTTGATATTCATGAAAAAAGAATTAGAAATGTAATAAACACATATTGTGGTCAAAATTTTTATTATTATCCCGATAAAACGTTAATTCTTGATGGGAATAATCATGAAAATCTTCATTTGCCAATTCCAATTTTAAGTATTAAAAAAGTTACAATAAATCCAGGCGATGATGACCAAGAGATTTTGCATGATGTAACAGATCCTACTTTGAATAATATTGAAAAAGTAAGACAGCCGTTAAACTTTCAAGCATCTTACTATATTAGATATACAAATAAATCGGCTAGAAGAGACTACGATGCATACGATTACAGGAATGATAGACTCTATCCAGCAAGAAAATTTCACCCAAAATCAGATTTTAAAATAGAAGGAGATTTTGGGTGGGAGTATGTTCCAGAAAATGTGAATCAAGCAGCAATACTTCTTTTGGCTGATTCAATGAATGATGACTCAGAATATAGAAGACACGGAATCCATTCAATGGATATGGATGTTGTAAAAATTCAAACAAAAGATTCATTTTATGAATCTACTGGCAATATTGATGCTGATGTTCTTTTAATGGATTACACATTATTTGTGATGGATTATGTGGTCTGATGAGCTACAAAAGCTATTTAAGATTTATTCATACGGCTGAAGTCTATAATAAAATAACCACGATAAGCCCAGCTGGACAAAAAACATTTAGCTTTGAACTGCTAAGCACTATCCCAATGTATTTGCAGTCCCCAAGTGCTCAAACAACTGGCGGAGACAAAAGACTTGTCCCATACCAAGAATTTATAGCGATACATGAAATGATTGTTCCAGCAATGTATCAGTCTTCTATCGACTACCAGTATCGTGTTCAAAATATTAAAGATAGATATGGAAATACCATGGAAGTTGGTCCATTTGAAATTGTCTCAATTCAGCCTAAATTTGGTTGGAATGGTAAAAAACATCATATTACAGCCGTGATACGAAAGGTTGTGGAAACATCATGATTAATTTTAAAATTAGACACAATCTTGATAACTTAAAAAATGTTATAAATAATTTACCAAATGACATTGCTTCTGCAACATCGGCTGCCTTTATGGAATCGTCCAATAACTTAAAAGATCTTTTGATTCAAGAATATGGAAATTGTATGAATGATGTTATTTTAAGCATCAATTACGATGGCAATAGCATGTCTATAAATATACAAAATGTTAATCCATATTATCTATACAATGCAACTGGAAAAGAAATATCGGATGTTACTCAATATATAATGGATTATCTGAATAATAATATATCAAAGGAGCTGGGGAGAATTCCTCTATTGTCTTGATATGCCAATAAGTGTGTACGATATAAATTCATTTTTAAAGAACGATTCTGAAATTGTTTCAATCGCTGGTAAAGTGATGAACTTTTTCCCAGTCGTAGCAACGGATAATGAACCAGCCCCTTTCGTTGTTTATTTTTATAATCCAATTGCTCCAAATGTTGAAGAGTACTGGCATAGGTATGACGCTATAAAATATTCAATTTTTGATACAGACGTAGATCGGCTTTTCCAGTTGTCAGAGAGGTTCATAGAGGTGCTTTCGGTTGGTGACCAAATCGCCCAGTCTGGCGGGATAGGTGGAACTAATGTAAGAATTCTTTCTTGTTACCAAACAGGGTCTAATCTTGTAGCCCCCCTTGAGATTAATGGGTGGTATAGGATGAATTTAGATTTTAAATTATGTTCGGTCGCAAGATAGTATGGTAGAATAAAAACATATGGGATATACTACTATTACATACATCGGGAGAAATCCCGGTTACATAGTCAGGTTTGGAAAAACAACATACGAATTCGAATGGAACAAGTCTATAGGGATTGGTTCAAGGAGAGAGGAAATCCATCCTGATCATGTGCAAAAGATCGCTAAATGGCGTGATAAAAAAGGCAAAAAGATTTTTGTCCTTGAATAATTAGGAGGAATTAAAATGGCAGTTAATGTTGCTAACATTGTTGTCGGTGAGGCAACAATTAAAGTCGGTGACTCAGCTAATGCTACCACTATTAACGCAATGGATTCGTTTGGTGACATCGGCGCAACGCAGAACGGCGTTGAGATTTCGTGGGAGCCAGACATGGTTGACATCGAAATTGATCAATATGGTGA